GCACCATGGGCAAGCGGGTTTTCAGCGAGTGGCTGGAGTTCCTGATCGCCATGGCCGCGCAGTCTGGTGTTGAGCCTGTCTTCAAGGGCTGGAAGAAGGTGGCTGCATGACCTTCCGCCGCACCCGCTGCCCCCATTGCAGTGGAAAGCTCGAACTAGGACAGCGCATCCACCCCGAGTGCATCGACGGCTACGCCGAAGCCCAGGCCGCCAAGGCCGAGCGCGCGGAAGAGAAGAAGGCCCGCGCCGCTGCCAAGGTGGAGCGCGCCGAAACCCGCCGCCGCAAAGAGGCAATCAAGACCATCCCCGATCTCATCAAAGAGGCCCAGCATGCATTCAACGCCTATATCCGTGCGCGTGATCGTAACCAGCCCTGCATCTGCTGTGGCCTTCCTCTCGGAGCTGCAGAAGTCGGTGGGGGTTACGACGCCGGTCACTATCGAAGTGTCGGTTCAGCCCCCCACCTCCGATTCAACGAAGACAACTGTCACGCCCAGCGTAAGCAGTGCAACCGTTACGGCGCAGGACGGGTCGTGGACTACCGCATTGGCCTCATTCGGCGAATCGGATTGGGAAAAGTCGATGCGCTGGAAGCGAGCAATGAGCTGCACAAGTGGACCCGCCAGGAGCTGATAGCCACCCGCGACACCTACCGCGCCAAGTTGAAGGCACTTAAAAGTTACTCAAAACCAGAAGGACAGGCATGAAGCGCGACAACATCGATCTGAACGTGACACCCCCAGACCTGCGCGAAGCCGAAGCCCTGCTGATTCGGTACGGCTTGTGGGCGCAGGACCGGTACAAGAAGCGCCGCTGTGCCAGTGCAGAGGGGATGTACCAGGCCCCGCCCACCCCAGGAGAAGAGCCCATGCCCGTGCTCATGGCTGACTTTGCAGCGATGGATGTGCAGCGGGCTTTGCAGGTGGTGCCAAGGCAGTACAGCCGGGTGCTGGCTGCGGTGTATGTCCCCCAGCAAGAACACCCACTGGCCGCCCGCCGCCGCTACCGGATCAAGCCCCAGCTGTGGGAGCAGAGCAGAGTCGAAGGCCTGCGAATTTTTTGGGGCCACTACTTGCGCCGCTTGACAAAATAGAGCACAATCGCGCCAATTCTCCGCGACACTGTGTCGTGTGCGCTCCAAGCGGTTGCCCTACGGCAGCCGTTGGTGCGTCTGAACAAGAAATTCCCAAGCCCGCATGGTTCTGCCCTGCGGGCTTTTCCGTTTGGAGGTCGTATGTTTGGAATGCTTGAATCTCTGGCAAAGGCTGCAGTAGGCGTGGTGACTGTCCCTGTGGCTGCGGTGGCCGATGTGGTCACCATGGGCGGCGCACTGACCGACAAGGACAAGCCGTACACAGCCGAGGCCGTTTCTGATGTTCTGAAGAACCTCGAAAACGCAACCGACCCCCGCAAGTAAGTTTCGCGGGCCGCTACACACACCACATCGGGCCCTGTCCCTCTGGTAGCGAGCCCGCACCCAATCACATGAACCAAGAAACACAACCCGAGCCAGCGCAGCCCGACCCGTTCGCGCTCGACCTGGAGGATGAAACCCCGCTGCCCGTCATCTGCGAACTGTCAGAAGACGGGACATGTGAGGCTTGCCAATAACGCCCCGGGAACGCCCAGAAGCTGGATGGGCCTGCTCACTGGTAAATGAGCGGGGTTTATCTGCGGCTGCACAGCCGTGACCAGCAGAGTTGCGAAACGGTACGCCCAGGCCCGTGCTAAATCCGATGGGCGCATTCGGACAATCCAAATATGAACCCGAAGCATGAAAAAGAACGAAGCCGCAAAGACTATTGACCAGCTTGGAGCCGATGGGCTTTGCGATCGTATTTGCGCCGGTGAATCTCAGACGGCAATCGCCGAGAGTTTGAAGATTGGCATAGCGACATTGAGCCGGTGGATTGCCGCAGACCCGGAACGTTCCGCGCGCGTGCGCGAGGCTCGCATTGCTGCTGCCCGGACTTTCGATGAAATGGCAGAGGCTGAACTGCGTGCTGCCGCTGACCCATTCAGCCTAGCCAAGGCCCGCGAACTTGCATCGCACTATCGGTGGAAGGCGTCGAAGTCCAACCCGCGCGAATACGGCGACAAGCTGGAGATTGACCAGAAGACCACCCTGACAGACCTCACGGAAGACCAGATCAATGCAAGGCTTGCCCGACTCATTAACGCGAGCGGAGAAGCTGGAATTGCTGGCGCTGTTGGAGGAAAAGAAGCGCCGTAAAGAAGGCAACCAGCTCCAGACGTACCACGCTTACGTCAAGCAGGCAGAGTTCCACGCCAAGGGGGCTAGCTTCCGCGAGCGGCTTTTGATGGCTGGCAATCAGTTGGGTAAGACTTGGAGCGCGGGCTTTGAGACGGCTATGCACCTAACTGGGCGGTATCCAGACTGGTGGCAAGGCCGGGTGTTTGAGAAGGGCGTTACGGCCTGGGCCGCCGGGGTGACTGGCGAAGTGACCCGAGACACTACGCAGCGCGTTTTGCTGGGGCGATTCAACGCCATTGGGACGGGCGCAATCCCTAGGGATGCCATCAAGTCAAAGACCATGAAGCGCGGCGTTGCTGACGCTGTGGACACGGTTGTGGTGACGTTTGGTGGTGGTGGTGATGTTCAGGCTGGTGAGAGCCTGATTGGGTTCAAGAGCTACGACCAAGGCCGCGAGAAGTTCCAGGGCGAAACGCTTGACATTGTTTGGCTGGACGAAGAGCCAGACGAGGACATTTACACCGAGGCCCTGACCCGCACGAATGCAACAGGCGGCATGGTGTACATGACGTTCACCCCATTGAAGGGGATGACGGGCACGGTGAAGCGTTTTCTGGTCGACAAACCTGCGGGCTCAAGCGTCACCACAATGACCATCGAGGATGCCGAGCACTACACGCCAGAGCAGCGGGCCTCAATCATCGCCAGCTACCCAGCGCATGAACGCGAAGCCCGGACAAAGGGTATTCCCACGCTGGGCAGTGGCCGCATCTTCCCCGTCGCAGATGACGTAATCAGCATCGCGCCGTTTGAGATTCCGCACCACTGGCCGCAGATTGGCGGGCTGGATTTTGGATGGGACCACCCAAGCGCTGCAACCCGCCTTGCTTGGGACCGTGAGAACGATGTGATTTATGTGGTCGCAGGCCACAGGCAGAAAGAACAGACGCCGCTGATGTTTGCGGCGACTGTGAAACCGTGGGGCGATTGGCTGCCGTGGGCTTGGCCGCATGATGGTTTGCAGCACGACAAAGGCTCTGGCCAGGCACTGCGCGATCAGTACGCAGCCCAAGGGCTTGCCATGCTGGCAGACAAAGCAACACACCCTCCCGCCGATGGCGAGGATGAAGGTTCAGGCGGTAACGGCGTAGAGGCCGGGTTGGTTGAGATGCTTGACCGGATGCAGACAGGTCGCTGGAAAGTGTTTAGCAACCTGACGGACTGGTTTGAAGAGTTCCGCATGTACCACCGCAAGGACGGGAAGGTCGTGAAGCTAGATGACGACTTGATTTCATCCTCGCGCTACGCCTACATGATGCGGCGCTTTGCAATCACCAAGCCCGCCAAAGCTAGCCCCATTGTCTACAAGCGAAAGATGCTCGCATGAACGAAGTCAAAACCTACCCGGATGGGTCGCAGCGGGTGGGGAGCCCGCCATTCCCTGAGCTCTCTCCGCTGGAAGAACAGCACGGCAAAAAGCCCGCAGAACCCGAACCCGTGAAGCGCGGCCGCAAGCCCAAAGACAAGGACGAATGATGGCAAAGATGACCGACGACGCGCTGCTTAAGCACCTGCAATCCAATGAGGATGATGCGGCGCAGTATGTCGGCCAGATCGGTGCGCAGCGCCTGGCATCCATGCGCGAGTATTACCGCGAGCCATATCCCGGTGATGCTGAGCTGGACGGCTGGTCGCAGATAGTCACCTCTGAGGTGCAGGACACCGTGGAATGGATCTTGCCCGAGCTGCTGGATGTGTTCACGTCAAGCGATCAGGCGGTGGTATTTGAGCCAACCACGCCCGAAGATGTGCAAGGCGCGGCCCAGGCCACTGACGCCTGCAACTATGTGTTTCACAAGCAGAACAACGGGTTCCTGACGCTGTACACAGCGTTCAAGGATGCACTGATCGTCCAAAACTGCGCAGTGATGTGGCGCACGTACACCG